AGTAGCTGCAGTAGAGTTATCGGAAATCTGTTTGTGCAACTGCGACTCTGCAAAGTCTAGTGCTACGTCTTTAAGTTCGTCTGCAGCTTTCTTAAACTCTTTGTCATTCTTGTACCACTCATAGTAAGTTGTTCTACCTACTCCAACAATCTTGCAAGCTGTGGTAACTATTCCTAGTGACTTTTCTAATGCCTCAAGTAAAGCCTTTTTACTGTGTTCGGTTTTGTTCGGTTTCATATTCCTTTAATTGGTATATGTATGACGGGGTTGATGTCATAGGTTGTTTGCTTTTTGCCCTTATTGCCTTTGTCTTGCTTCACTATCTTTCTACCCCATTTGTTTTGCAGGAGCTTCATATTTTCCTTTTCTCTTTCTACTGTTCTATAGTCAGCACACCCACCTTTGTTCTTGTGGTCTTTCTTAATCATATATGCATAGTTTATACGCAACAGCTTTCTGTAGATATTAGCATTTTGAATCGAGTAATCGTAATCCTCTTTAAGTGGCATTGTTTCATCAAAGCTAAGTTCGTTATTCAAAAAGCCCATAAACGATCCCGATATTGTATTGGTTAAACTGAACGGTGTGTATTCTCTGTAACTACCCTTGTCACCTATAATGTTTATGCCCCATAGTCTACACCCAAATTGTTCGCACAGGTTAAAGCCTTGCTCAATAAACTCCTCTATGTCATCAACATCAACTGCTTGTGGTAATCCGTCATCCCAGCCCCAGACCTTCAACCCTTCAATGTCATCATCAATCATCAGCCCTTTGTCCTTAATATAGTTGTCTTTGATGTAATTGCGTACCCTTGCAATGTTACCACCTACTTCGTCAGGCATTACCTCAACATTGTAGCCCTTGTCAATATATTCATGTGCTTCAAACTCATGTACGCAATATATCACATCAGGTATTAGCTTGTGAGTTTTTACTCCGTTAGCTCTCTTATAGCTCGGTGCGTATATCTTCATTTCTTTATCTTGTTAAGATACTTCGCTCCATTCAATACCCTTCCAACTCCTTTGCTCCAAGGTTTTCCATTCTGCCTCTTTGAGTAAACACTATCTAAGTTGAAGTGTGTTTGTGCTGAGAGCCAGTCTATGTCATTGTCGAAAGTAAGCACAATGTAATTACTTGACTCATCCAGATACTCGCTAAATTTTACCTCCTCCTCTATTTCTCCACACTCATCCAGATAGGGCACATTCACGCCCCATTCAATCAGTTTGTCTGCTTCATACCTGTTGCCTAATATATCCCAGTCCCATTCTCCTGCATGGGTGTTGTCTTGAATAATAAATTGCTGCTTCTGGATCTCACTCCATGAAACTGTCTCTGTGGGTATTTCCTTCCATCCTAAAGCTATGCAAGCTCTATATCTTTGGTTGCCTCCTAATATCAAACCGTCGGGGTCTAAAATTAGCGGCTTTACTTTCATCATTTCAGGAAATGCTTTGATGTCCCTCTTTAGTTCGTTAAACTTTATTTTGCTTATCGTTCTGGGATTATCGGGGTTTTGCTTAATCTTCGTTATTGGCAATATGTTCATCTGTCGCTTTTAATATGTTACGTAATGTTTCTCTTATAGGGTACTCTTGTATGCTCAGGTTAAGTAAAATTTCCCATGCTGCATCGGTACTCATTAATACTCTAAAATTGTGTATGCCATCCTTCTCGTCTGTGGCAAATAATATCCAATCATTCGAGGTATTAATATATCTTTTGGCTCGTCTTGGTGTCATAGGTTTTCGTTTTGTTCTATTAATAATCTTAGTTTTTCTATCATTCCATTAACACAGCTATTGCAATTGCTTACCTTCCTATTGTCTCCTGCTGCTATGTTCCAAAGCTTAGTGATCCTAGTGTTTTGGTGTGCTGTTATTTTGCCATCTACCTCTCCCACAATTTGTTTGATTTCCTCAAGATGTGCTTTGTCTATTGAAGCACTCCATTTATCCAGAGGGCAAGAGCCAACTTTTAGCTTGGCTTTTATCGGCATTATACATCCGCAAAGTTTAACCTTCTTGCCTTTGTAGGTTATCTTTTTACCTACTATTAACGTCCCACAAGATTTTGTCTCTGTCTTATAGTATTTACACTCTGTACAAATGTGTAACCTATCGCTGTGCTTTTGTGCTGATACGTAAAACATTATTTGTTAAAGTGTTTAATTAGTTTACTCCTCGACCTACACAAAGAAGTGTGTAGTACCTGCTCTTTTATTCCTGCCTCTTTTGCTACTTTGGTTAAATTGTACCCATCACAGTAAAGCATCATCACAGTGCCGTCAAACCATGATAATCGATCTACTGCAAGTTGAAAGTTTTCTGCTCTTAGTGCTTCAGATAGGTCAAACGAATACGGCACATCTTTTTCGTAGGTTTCGTAAATTTCGTAATGTTTCTTAAAGCCGCCACCCTTATCATGTGTTGCCTCCATAAACATTGCTCTCTTAAAGTACGGCAGGGGGTTTATCATCACTTTGCTTAACTCAACCCCTTTTAAGGTTACTATCCTTAGATAAGTGTGATGTACTAAGTCTATGTTTTCGCGGTGCAACCTTTCTGCATACGAACACAACTTGCTATAGTTTTTAGCAAGCCACTTATCGAAGATTTTTCTGTCATCCGACTTGCTCACACTTGCTTGTGTATAAAGTTATCATGTCTCTCAGATCATGTGTGCTGTACTTGCTTGTCTGCTTGGACTCCCTAACTAACTGGTCTGCAGTACCTTCACCATAGGTTAAGTCTAATTGTTGAGCAAACTTGTATTGTTCCCCTCCTCTAAATCCGTTGCACCTCTTGCACTGGAATTGTACGTTTTTCTCATTCCATCTAGTTGAGTAACACCCCCTAGACATGAAGTGTCCTGCGTCCACTTCTTTCCACAATCGATTTGCTCCACACGTAAAACAATTGCCCCATCCGTCCTCTGTTACCCTAGTACGTATGTACTGACTAAATATCTTGTCTAGTTTTTTTACGAGCTTACTGCGTTCAGTTGGCATGTTGCCAATATAGGGCTTATTTGTTAAGTTTCAACTCCTCTAAAATAAACCAAGCCACATCTTCTGTTGTTGCTCCTTTATTCAATTTGTCCAGGAGGATCATATAATACGGAAAGCTCACATAAATTTGTAGGGCTTCCTCAGGTGTATACTCACTCAATCGGGTGATGTGTTCCACTACCTCATTCTGTATCTGCTCAAATCTTTTTCTGCTAAATTCCATTATTCGGGTGTGTTGGGGTGTGTCGTATTTTTTAATCAAATAAGGACGGGTAAGGGATATCTTTACTATACGCATCTAATACCTTTCTTTTTCGTTTTAACTTCTTACTAATCTTATATAACCAGACAGACTTAGGAAGGCCCGTTTTTAGTTCTGCCTTTCCTTCTTTTATTGCCTCACGCATACGATATGAATAATCTCTGTCTATTGAAAGACTTCGAGGATGGTATGTTTTACCTTCCCATTCTACATATTTAGTAGGCGTTGTCTCACCACTATAGGTAAAGTTGGCCGCTTTATATATAGTTCCTTTATGACCTACCGTTTTGTCGCTATAAGACAAAACATAATCAGCTTTAGTGTTGGAGGCAATCCACTTAATAATTTGTGATAAAAACCAACTTTCACTATTACAAGGGGCTATATCTAAGCACGCCATGCGCCTAATGTCAATGCAATTTGTGTACTTATTTTCATGCCGCGGACTCCCCAAAACACTTCCGCCAACCAGTTTTTTATCTAAAAACATCGCAAAACATACCAAAATACTTCCGCCCATTGCCCCCTTCTTGTAATGAAATTCCTCAAATATATGTCGTATGTCCTTAAATCTACAAAGTTTAACCTTGCACCGCGACTTATCTAACTTCTTCATCGGTTATCTTACTTCTGTTTTCATTCTTCGGGGGTGTTAGGGTGTTCTATAAATTTCCACCGTCCTCGTTCATCGGTATCATCTTCAGGAAGGTCTAGCTTTTTAATAAACTCTCGCCACATTTGTCTTTGCTCATCTGTAGCTTCGTGCTGTATCTTTTGAAACTCCTCTGCCTTGTTTCTTTTTATGTTCTTTTCCATCATTTCTGCTCGCTCTCCTTCATGCCTTTGGAAGATCTCAACTAACTCTGGCAATTTAAGCCTCTCATACATCTTTCCATAATACCCTGCCTTTAGTCTTTGAGTAATTACCTTCCACTCTTCTAGCTTCATAACTGGAAAATGTTCAATAAGATATGTAACTGCATCTATGTAGTCACCTTCATTTCTAAAGCTCTTATTCATTTCAAGGTAGTCTATTGCATCTTTCAATAATGCCGTTAAAGCTATATGCGTCATCTTCGGTTCATTCTGAAAAGCCTGCCTTATATTAGTGCCACACTCCCACGCTTCAGCAGGTGTTATATTAGAGCGTGTTGAGATAGTCTGTATAGATATCTTTATTGAATTTCTTACTATTTCTTTTGTCATTGTTTTTCTCTTTGAATAATCCTTGATAATTTTGTGCCAAGCAATACTCTATAATTTCTATTGCTTCACCTTCATTGTTGTCGCTTAATTTAACCAATCTTTTTAGTGCCATCCTAGCACCCTTGTCAGTATATTTCTTTTTACGTTCACTATTCCACAATAGCCAAGCTTCTAAAAATTTATCACTTGGAAAAGGTAACTCTGTTACCCCTTTAGTATTTGTATTAGTAATTGAACTAGTAACTGTATTAGTAGTAGGACATTTTGACTCTTCAGACGGGACAATTTGACCCGAGTCGTGGACTTTTTGACCTTCACTCTGTACATAATGTCCCTTAGCAACTATTAGCCTCTGCCTTTTGTTTCCAGACACTATAATAAAGCCTAGCTCTTTTAATTTCTTTACTGATCTACTGACACTTTTTACACTCACAAATAGCTCACCAGCAATAGTTTCATTGCTTTTATAGAAAGTCTTTTTGTTTCCCGTAAAACTATCTATGTCTGCTAACAGTATCTTGTCTACGGCTGTCATATTTGGGTTTAACCAAATGTTAGCAGGTATCCATATACCTTTGAATTGTCTTTCTTGCTTCTCCATCACTTAGCCCATTTTGGGGGGTCTAATGTAAAGAAACTTTCTGAGTCTATCCCGTAGTCATAGCCGATATTTTGCAAAATCTTATCATCGTTGTTCCATTTCTTAAAGGACTCAATCAAAGAATACAGCTCTTTTTTGCCCTTCTGGATATATTCTTTGCTGACTAGATAAGGCGTGACATTATAGGGGGCAGAACTTTCTGCTGTAACAATCCAAAAGTCATGCAACCCCGTAAGCTCCGAATATATAGCAGCCTGCAGATAATACTTAAAATTGTATGCACTCCTCTGGAAGTCTTCGGGTGAGCCATTCTGTGTAGTCTTTAGGTCTAGGATATAATTACTCCCTATAGCATCAGCAAACCCCCTAAAGGGTACGCCATTGATGTCTCCAGTAAGCTCCTCTTCAAACCTGTCTGCATTATAGATTAGGTCTCTAGCCAACTCATGTACAGCTATGTTACTCTGTATGGACTGAATAGACCGCCAATCTGAGTTGTTCAGATATGTTTGGTCAGGGTTTTCCTCAACCATTAGCTTGTAAGCCTTTGTATTCTTTCTAAGGTCTGTTACCTCATAAAGCTGCTTAAACTTCTCAGGCTCCAGAACAGCCATGTGTACAGCCGTTCCGAATCTCATAGCTGACGATTCAACCCTTGCCCCTTTCTTATATGACAAAAAGTGGGCAGGACTCTTTGCAAACTCCTTAATAGAGCTAAATGATAGCACGTATTTCATTAGTTGCTTCTCTTTACTTGTATGGGTTGATCCTTGCTCATGAATTTCACAAGCCTAGTTGATAGCTTCACACAAAACACCCCGTTGGCATCTTTGTATGAGTCCTCTTCTGCTTTAGCCCATCCGTACGACTGTTGAACAAAGTCCCCTTTTTTTATTCCAGAAGTCATAACTGCAATAATGCTCTCTTTTTTAGGCGAGTCTTTGCCTTTTTGTATGGTAATTTTAGCCATAATTTATGTATTATGAAGGGGTTGCCCCCCTCGGTTTATTTTCTATTTATTTTCTCTTCACGCATTAACACCTCACCTGCTAGTTGAGTCCATGTTATGTTGCATTGTGCAACGATCTCAGGAGCAAACTTCAGCATGCCTCTAGGGTTTTTGTCGTGCCAATTGTGCACCGTCTGAGGAGTAACCCCCAAACGTGTACTGCAATTTAATTGTGAGCCGTAAAGCTTTTTAATTAGCTTTTTTAGCTCGTTGTCAAGTATTCTTTTACTCATAGTCTTGTGGTTCTATCGGTTTCCCGTGTTTAATAAATACATCATATCTAAAGTGCCAATCATGCTTCAGCCCTAGCTTCATCCATTTCTGGAATTTAGCTTCTAGCCTACCATCTTGCACGTCCCCTACATCATCCATGTGAGTAGCGTAATACTCTCCTGTTTCTTTTTGAGCAATTATGCCCTTATCAAACATTTCACTTAGTCTAGCTCTAGCTGTGATAATGTTCATGTTTGTGTATCTAGCTAAGTCCTCAGCTTTGTACTTGCCTTTGTCTAAATAGCTAAACAGCTTGGCTTCTTTTTCATTTAACGTGCGTAAAATCTCATGGTACGCATCCATACTTCTAACACTCATTAGTTCAAAGAATCTCTTTGTAACAATAACGTCTTAGCTAAGTCGGAGCACTGAGTTAGATATTGAGTGTAACTGACACCCTCACTGCAAGCACCCATGATTTGCACTGCTGTCTGAATAGCCCAGCTGTTTTCCATTTTCTTTTGGTCTTCAGGATTACGCTTGAAGCCACCACCACCAAAGTCACCGCCTGCTTTTTTAATCCTAAGCTTAACGCCAAATTTGTTTTCTGTCTTGGTGTACTCAACTTCGTCACCTTCACCATAAGGCGTTTTCTCAGCACTTGTGCTAGAGGCTACGCCCTCTGTTCCATCTTCCAGAACTACATCGTATTCGTACATTGTACCGCTTTGTCCTGCCCAAGTATTTGCAGTCTTGGTTACTGTTTTGATCTTAGAAACTCCCATGTGTAAAATAAATTAAAGGTAAAAATATTATAAGTTGACAGTCTGCCAACCCTTAAAAATACAAAATAATTAGCTTAAAAGCTACTTCTTTTTGTCAACAAGTCTTTTTTAATTGTTTTTATTGCTTCATCTAAGTCTTTGCAAATAAATTGCACATCTTGAGAAGCATAGTATTTTGCTTTGTAATCCATGTACCCGATCCAACTTTTTAGCATTTCATTCTCTAGTATAAGATCTGTTTTTGTCATGTAATCGGCTTGGGTTTTCATGGTTTCACTTCCGTACTTCTGTGGCTTTGTGGTTTTCATGGCTTTTTAGTTCTAGCATTAACAACATCTTGCTTAAACCTTGCCCAGATCCTCATAAAGTCAGCCTCAAATCTATCTTCAGGAGTCATAGCATAGTTAGTTTGCTTATCCATCCATTTTCGCCACTCAGCATGGCTCTTAAAGGGTTCTTGTGGTAGTGTAGTTTTCATTTGCATTGGCATTTTAAGTCTCTAGCTGTATAGAATACGTCTAGCATCTTGTCGAAGTGTTCCTGCTTCTCATTAATGTAGTTGACGTTCCAAAGTGCTTTTTCTAGCAACTCTTCTAACCCCTCTACCCCTTTACAATGTTTAACAGTAACGGCCTCTTTAGATAGCTGAGAGGCATAAGCCTCTTTCTCGGCTTTCACTTTTTCTATCTCTTTGTCAATAAAATTTTTCATTTTTCTTAGTTTAATTCCTTCAATAACTCTTCACCATAAATGTAAGTAAGCATATTTACTACACTTTCTGCATTATCATACATTCGACACTCGCCAAAATTCTCGTTCTCGTATTCTTGGACTATTCCGATAGCCTCAAAAGTATTTAGCCTGTGTTTCATTAGCCACTGGTCAGCGTTATAATATCCTATTATGTAATAGTCTTGCCTAAAAAGTACGTGGTGCAGATCTACGTCATCAGTAGGCAAATCTTTGTGCTTTTTCATTTCCTCAACTCTTTCAGCGATATACTCGCTTAACTCTTCTCGTATTGAATTTTTCATGTTATATAGTTTATTGTTTTTCGTCTCTATTCATATCAGCCCAAAACTCTTGGTCGCACCTCTTCGAGCAATGTTGCCCCTCTTCCTCAACTCTATACTCGCCACAATTGGCGCAAAAGTGCTCCTCGTTTTTCATTTTGATTTGATTAGTAAATTAATTTCTTGTTGAACTTTTATTGCTTGTGTTTCTAAGCCTTTATTATAAAAGTCATTTCTTAAATTCATTAAGTAAGTTAAGTAGTCTTTTTCCATTTTGATTTGTTTTTATGGGGGGCGTTGCACCCCCCTAATTAATTTATTTATTTATTGATAGCATAAGGTTTTTAGCTTTATCATAATCACAACCAACATAATCGTTTATTAAGTTTGCTATGTCGGTTTCTATCATTACACCATCAAAAGTGTGTATAAATCCTTTTATCTGTCCTTTTACAATGTGTGGCTTTGTGTGAAAATATTTCATTTTGATTTGTTTTTTAATTATACCCAAAGATAATACATTTATTTTTAATAAACCTAATAAAAGTCAAAAAGTTTTTTATACACGAAAAAGCCCCCACCTGAAAAGGCAAGGGCTAAAACAATGAAAAATGTGCTACCGAAATAGCTGTAATGAGAAGTTACCCTGCTAAGATACTGCATAAACTCTATAAAACAACAAAGGGGGCAACTTCGTTAAGTTCAACCCCCTTCCTGTGTCTTCCTCAAGACATCATACAAGGAAAGTATGCACCACTAAGATAGTCAATCTTTTTCCAGAAACGACAAGCACAGCGGTAAAACCCCTATAAAGCACAACACAACACCTTGCCAAGTTATTGCCCCATCCATAGAATAAAGGGCATAGCTTACAACTAAGCCGCCTATAGTCCTCTTTGAAGACCACCTGCGAAGGTTGCCTTTACCCTTTAGTAATTGTGTTAGGTCAAACCTGCTTAATAGTATCAAAAACGGGTTTGTTTCCTCTTTTTTGCTCATTTTGTAAAAATTAGTGTTAAGATACCTAATGCGATTGCCATAATTACTGAGGTGTAAATAATACTCATAGTTTCATTAGGCAATTTATTGCAACGTCTCCATTAATGACAACGCCACAACCTATTGCTTGTTTTTTATAGTGTCTTGCGTAAGCGGCTGCATAACTCTCATGGTTTACACCACACCCCACCTGCATGCCAAAGATCCGAAAGTTTCTGCCTACCATCCACTCTGTATAACATTGTGTATGTATGTGCCCTTGAACGGTGCTTTGCATATCGTTCTTTGCTTTAGTCCTAGCTGTACCCCCCTCACCATGTACATACTGCACGTCATCAATCTCAATACGTTCTTGCCAATTCCATGACGTTCCCAGAACTTCGTTGTAGCTTTTAACCCATGCTTTTGGTATAGCTGAACTAAATGCCTTCCGCATTATGATGCGGTCATGGTTGCCTATTAGTACGTCTGCTTGAGGAAAAGCGGTGTACCATTTCTGTACACGCTCTATTGCCCTCTCTAATTCTTTGCCTCCTCCATAGCCATCTGGGTCGCTCTCGTGGTAGCTAGAATAGTGGTTGTCAATAATGTCGCCTATAAACACCACCCTATTGCAATTATGCCTTGCGTACATATCCTTACAAAAATCTAGGTAGCCATCTAAGTCAAACGGGCAATGTAAGTCT